GGAGGGAACGCCGACGCGGTTGCAATCTGCGGCGCCGTTCCCCGGTAGTGTCCTACGCCACCCGTCTCGTTCGTCAGTTCGTCTTCGCTGACCTCGGAGCCCTGCTCGATCCACACGCGCGGCACTAATGCCAGCGACTGCCCCCGGTCGATCTTCCGCATGAGGCGCCCAATCTGGTAGTGATATCCGATGAGCGTGTCGCTCGCGGGCTTGCACTGCCAGCCCTTGTCGGCGTCGTCCCAGCAGAAACGCGCGTAACCGAAGTTCTGCAGCGTCCACTCGTCGTCATCGTCGAGGATGCAGTTCTTGAGCAGCACCATCTTGCGGCCGGGGTTCTTGTCGCCCGTCCCGAGATGTGTGGCTTCCAACACGTCCACCATGTCGGCAAGCGTTTCGTTCTCCTGAAGGCGCCGATACGCCTGATTCACAGGACGCGCGCTCTGGGGCGCGTCCAGAATTTCATCTTTCATCTTCGGAAAGCGCGCAACCAGCTCACTCCGCGACCAGGGAGTATTTTCGTACAGGGTGCGAAGCCGTTGTCCCTCGCCCTCGTTCCATACGAAGTTGCTCGGGTGGATGCGACCACACACGATTCGCTGATTTTCCCAATCGATCCACGGCTTGATCATTCCGCCGGTGCGGGTCAGCATTCCGTCAACGACTCCCCGCTGCTGGGCGGTGTGAAAGTCCATCTCGCGAAGTGAGCCGTTGATGAATTTCGTCCGCTGGCGCGCCTTCTTCTGCAGCCCCCAAGCGCCACCGTCGGTCACGCATCGGATCTCGATGATGTTCTTTGCGATCATCGAGACGCCCGTGTCGACGCAGCGGCGAATCAGGTTCGCGCGCGCCTTCGTGTAGCCGTCCATGGTGCTGGACGCCTGGTACAGCAGCGGCGAGCCCGGCACCAGCGAGCCCAACCACAGGGGCGGCTCGCCCTCGTACAACCCCGTGTGTAGAGCGTCCCGCGCGTTGCGGGTCGTGTGCGTCGCGTATAGCAAGTCGTAGCAATTCCACGCCATCGCGCGGGCGTCGTTTGCGTCTTTGAGCGCCCACCAGCGGCCATGGTCCTGCATGGCGTCTTGCTTGCCGCCCGTGCCGTCCATCCGGTACGGCAGCCGCATCGTCTTGCGGCCAGGAACCTTCAGCTTACGCGCCATGAATCTCCGAGGCGTGGAGAATGGGCGCAAACCATTGCCAAAACTCGCGTTCTTCCTCTGCCGTCATGGGGACGGGAGACTTCCGCGTCTTCGCAACAGGCACAAGGCGCCCATCAATGACGCGTAGCGAACGACGCCGTGGTTTACGCGAGGCCACGCAGCTCCTCTGCCATGAGATCCGCTGGCACCCCGAGCGCCTTCAGCGTAGCTTGCGCCGACGGCGTCGCCAGATGCTTCGCCAGTTGGTCTTCCGCGGTCAGCACAGGCTCGGCCCTGGGTTTGCTCTTTGCTGCGGGCAGCGGTTCAGCGAAGCCGCCGGCCAGCTTGAGCGTCAGCGTGCCCTTACCGTCGGGTGCCGAGAACTCCGTCACACCAGCGGCCCGCAGAATCGTCAGGAGGCTGCGAAGCATGCCCACGCGCATGCGCTAGAGGTAACACGAAACATATGGCGATGGCAACCTAAATAGCGCAACGTATGTTACCAGACATCCAACGATGTGGAATTGTTGACTAATCCTCAAAGCCTAGCGCAATCCCCAGTGGATCGCGCCCCTTCATGCGCCGTTGCTCTGCCATCACGGCCTTGAGGTGCTCGCTCGGCTCGACGTAGCCAGGAGGGTGCTCGCCCTGTTCGTGCTCCATGAAAGCCCGGCACGCGCGGAACATGTACAGCACGGCGTCGGTGATGTCGCTGTGGTAGTCGTCGGCGACCTTGCGAACGCCCTTGGCGCGCGCATCCTGGTCCCACTGAACCAGCCCACAGTCCTCGGCGAATGGGCCGCCCTTGCGTGCCTTGAATGCACCGGCCAGCATGGCGCCGTTCAGTAGCTCGATGTGCTCCAGCTTGCGTGTCTTGTCCGCGGCCTCGACGGGCATGGTCCACCGACTCCGCACCTCCTCGGCAATCTTCTTGCCCAGCCCGCCGAAGTCCCACACCGATTTGCGCGGCTTGTATTGGTCGACCAGTGGCTGCACCTGTGCCGCCAACTGCGTGATCGTCTGCTTGGGAGCCTGCCGTTCTTCGATGAGATAGACCGTCCGCTCTCCCGTGCGCCACCCTCCCACGGCGATTGCGTCTCGGTCCTCGAATCCAAGGTCGACGCCGATGCAATACTGCCAAGTGCCGCCGCCAGTTGGTATCGTCTCATACTCGGCCGATGGGCCGTAGCGGAACACCAGCACGTTCTCGTCGCGCACCCAGCGGCCGAGGTATTCGCGCTGATACGTGGGGTCCGCCTCGGAGATGTTGCGACGGTCGCGAATGCGCTTGAGAAAGACCGCGGGGTCGACGCCCAGGAACTTGTTCTGATGGAGCGTCCAGAAGTGCGGCTTGAAGTGTGGACTGTGGCAAACGTCGTAGAAGTAGCCAGCGGCAAGCGCGCCAGGTGTGCCGCTCAGCCGCAGCTTCCCGTCCACGTCGAGCATCGACGGCTCCAGAATGTCGTCGATGAGATAGCTCAGCACTGAGCTGCGGAAGTTCTGCGCCTCGTCGATGATGGCCAGTGCGATCTTCTCGGGACCGCGCAACTTGTCAGCCTCTCGCCTATCCTTGGCACCACCAAGCCTGATGCGGCTCGCGTTCGGAAACTCAATCGTTAGGTGCGTGTCGTTCGTCTTGCCACCGAGGCTGTGCTCTTCGTTGCGCCGCTTGAGACGCCGCCACATCAGTTCTTCTGCCACACCGCGGGTCTGCGCGATGTACATGCAGGTCACCGACGGTGCGGCCAGTGCCGTCTCAAGAAGCAGCCATTCATTGCCAACCGTCTTCCCCGCGCGCCTCGTGGTGCAGGCCGCCGCGAAGGGCGAACGATCACGAACCCAGGCTAGCTGCTCGGCGAAGCAGCCATCGTCCGCGCTGAACTCAGCGGCGCGGCTTGATTGGGCGAGCCGGCGGAGGGCTATCGCTAGCTGGGCTTCGCTGGGGTTCATGACTAGGCGCTCTTTCGTTTTGTTCCATTTGCATGCGGGTTGCGATGTCTCTCGGTAGCCCCGCGCGTTCATTTGGCTCTAACGATGGAACACTTGGGGGACTGCAGAGAAGAATCACCGTCCCCGGTGGCGGCACCACGACGAAGCACTGGTAACGCACGTGCCCCGTCACTTCGTCGTAAGAGATGCCAGGCCCTTTGAGTTCGCGCTGCGGACTCCTTGGATCGATCTCGACGAGCGTGCCGAAGCGGACGGATCTACACTGGATCATGGCTGGTACTCCTTGATGATTCGCGGGTCATATCTGACGGGCCACCGCATAACCGCGTGGCTCCAGTGGCTCGACCTGACGGGCCCCATCGACGGCGGGATCACCCCGACAGCAGGCCACAGTGCTGTCGCGATTCCATTCCCCCGAAACGCCTGCTTGACATAGCACCAATGTAGGACATCTGGCGGCATGGCGCACGCGAATCCGTAGAGTTGCGTTTGGTCGTCTGGGTTGCACGCCACGACGGTCCTGGTCCGCTCGTCGGCCAGGATGTTCTCCACCACGCAGTGCCAGCGCGGCCACCATTGCGACTTCGGCATCACGAGCGAGCACGGGCAGTCGGGCCAATAGCCGTCAAGCCAGGACGCCAGCACGAACGCCACGTCATCGGGCACGATGGGGCGGACGAGGAAGTCGCTCACGGGCGCCCCATCTCACGCTTGATATGCCGTGCCAGTGGCTCAAGCCCGGCGCGGAACACGCTCCAATACCACGCCTCGGTGAATGGCTCGCCCATGCTCGGGCGTCGGTTGTTCGCTCGCCGCTTGCGGTCGCGCTTGGCTCGTTTGCGCAACTTGCTCACGCGCGCTTGCCCATCGCCTCGGAAACGAGGTGCTCCAGTTGCGCGGCCGGCATCTTCGCCAAGTGCTCCGACAGCAAGCGAACCAAGTCCTCCTCGTGCAACTCCATCTTCGAGAAGAACGCTGCGGCGTCGCGCTGGTCCTTGGCGATTTCCACCGCGGCGCGCGTGCAGGCCGTGAGGCCCTTGAGATACACAGCGTCCATGCGGTCGCACAGTGGGGTCATCTTCAACATATTCATCGTCTCGCCGAGCGCATTCAGCCCGGCTTCGATGATCTCGCGAATGTCCCAGGTCTTGGTCAGTGCCGGCATGTTGCTTTCACGCGCGCGCCCGCGATGCCATTAAGCGTAAGGCGCATCGCCATCCCTTGTCAAGTGTTCATCGCCCACGTAATGAACTCCAACGCGCGGCGTTTCATCTTTCGGTGCGCTGTGTTCGCGTTGCGTATTGACAGCGTGGAAAAACTATGCGATCCGGTCGTCACGCGCGGGCGCTCCGGATCTCCTTCATGCGATCCGTCTCATCACGTACCTGAACCGAACGCCGCGGTATCGCACGCCTCGAAACTGAACCCCGTGGATTTGCACCCGTACCGACTGCACGCGCTCGGGTGCTTTCGGATTGCGCTTCATGTTGTCTCCTTGTCGTCCGGAATCTCCAGCACTAGGTCGCGGCCCGGCTTCAGCCGCTTCGCGAACTCCTTCGCCTCTTCTGGGCTCGGCAGTATCAGCCACACCCCGACGCCGACCTTGTCGCTCCATGGTTCCATGTAGCGGACGACGAGCCCGTCGGGCGCTTCCAGCTTGCAGGCGATGCGGGTGCTCACAGCATCCCCAGTTTCTCCAGCTCCACTCGAACGTCGGGATGTGCCGCCCGGTGGTGCGACCAGAACTGATGCACCCACGCGCGAGGGACGTCCGGTCCCAGCTCCTTGCCATCGGGTGCATGGTTGTCCACGGGACCGTCCCACCGAATCGCGCGAAACTTTTCGGGGTGTTTCGCCAGCGCAAAGTTACCCATGAGATTGAAGTCGCTCACTCGCTCGCTCGCGCGCAGGACTTCCTCTCCTCCCATGTGCTCCCACAGTTGGTGCAGCATCCACGTTGGAAAACAGAACGGATGCCGACACATCGTCTCATATGGCGGCTCGAATCCTAGAAGCGTGGCCGTCGTATCGTGCCAGCAGTTTGCGTCTCCCGCTTCCTCCCACGGACGCCATAGCAGGACCGGCCTGGCGACGCCTGCGTCGGGGTCGGTCGCTAGATCGACAGGCCGCGCGAACACGCAATCGCTATCGACAATCACCACGCGGTCGGCGCTCGTGTACTCCCACGCCCGCAGCTTCTCGATGGACTGTCCGATGTATGGGACAACATCTGTCCCTGTGTATCGGCGGCTCCGTTCCACCGTCCAATTCCTAGGACCATGCGCGCGTAGAATATCCAAGGGCGATGGCTCGCCCTCCTCTACTACCACGATGAGGCGGTCGTACCCGCTGACGTTGCGAGCGATAGAACGAAATAGGTACGGGATCCAGTCGTAGTCTTTCGGGTACGTTATTAGGAAAAGGTCTGTCACAAGTTTCATGTCATTCCTCGCTTCGTTCTGACCCTGCGCGCTTCCTCGCACGCCGCTGCGCCGTCTGCGGTAGCAACGTCTGGGCGCATCCCCACGCGCTATCATCTTTCGTGTTCGCGAGCCACGCGTGGTGATACTCGTTCCCAAGTGTACGAAACACGCTCTCACCGATGGACTGGGCGCCGTAGAGACTGGAAATACCCTGGACGTCTCCCAGCTCGCTCAGGAGTACCTGGCTATGGAATAGGTCCCACGCTTGCCCCGGTGCGCACGTGTGCAGACTCGGATGATCCGCCCAGCACGACAGGTGCATCACCAGCACGCCATTCGTGTGTTGCCAGTGTGCTCCCATTCTTGCCCCTGTGATGCGCTTGCCTTGTGCGAGATTCATCGCATGCGCTTGCTTGAGCGTGTCGATCCAATCCCAACGCAGAGGCACACCGTCGGGCTCGATGAAGAATACGCTGTGATACGGCCAGCGCGTGCAATATCTCTCGTAGCAGGCCTGGGCGATGCCTGCCCAAAGCCCGAAGCATCCGTCAGGATATCCCGTCACCCGCCGCGCGCTGCGGAGCGGAGCAACCGGGAACTTGTTGCTGCAATATGCAAGTGCATCCCACAGCTCGACGTTCCCTCGCCCCATCTCGACGTCAAAGCGAGCGGCGAAAATCAGCAGGACATCGTCGCGCCGTTCCGGCTCTAGATCGGCGAGGAAGCGCGCCAGCCTTAGCGCGGCTCCTTGGTCGCCTGGATAGAACTGCAGCGCGATGGCGAGCGGCATTGCGTGGTGCGGTGAGCGTGCAGCTCGTAGCGCCTCTTCCACCACGAGCGCAGTTGCAGCCGTTGCGCCCAGTGGATGCTGCTCGATTTGGTGCTTAATGCGGGTGTGCTTGCTCATGCGCCCGGTTCCCGGCTACAAGATTTCTTCAACGCCTCGACCAGCTCTTTCTCGCGCTTCTCGTAGTCCTCGACCATGCGGACCATGTCGGCCGCCTGTTCGGCTGCGTTGGCCTTCAGCTCGTCGATGCGCGCCCTGGTGACCTGTAGGCAGTGGTTGAGTGCCGTGATTTCCTGAGTCTGCCAATCGCGCTCTTTCGTGAGCCGTTCAACTTCGGCGCGGGCGACGTCGCGCTCCTTCCTGAACCGATCCATCTCGTCGCAGGCCGCACTGGTTTCGTCATATGCCCGCTGGACCCGCTCGTCGGCCTTCGCCTTGAACATGGCGGCAGCGCGGTCGTAGACGGCGAGCCAGTCATTGCCATCGTCACCGTCGAGTGAATCCCTGGGCTCTAGCGCAAATGGTGGATGTGTTCGAAAGATGTTTCGCAATTCCAGCGCGCCCCGTTCCCGCTCGCTCGGCTCGGGCTTCGCGGACGTCGGTGGCGTCAGTGTGGCGAAACAGTTGCCCCCGCGCACATCGTGACCGACGCAGCCGGCGGTTGGGCACGCGTTCTCGACAAACTCCCCGCCGCCGAAGTAGGGCGCCTGGTCGTGCGCGGGCGTCCGTTCGGTCACGCGACGCCAGCCGGGGATCTTGTTCTCTTCGTGCGGGTACCAACGAGAAATCCTAAACTTCAGCGCTGCTACGCCAAACCCTACTGGCGAGTCATCTCGAATGGCGACAGTGTGCCGCTCGGTGAATCCACCGAGGAACACGATGTCCACCGGCTCGCCCACCTTGGGCAGAGCGCGCAGGGGCGCGGCCGGCATAGTCTGCGCGGAATACCGGGGGATACGTATGCGTCCACACTTCGCGCACCATTGCGCCTCCGCTTCTCGGCAAGCATCACAGTCGGTCATCTTCCAACCTTTCGCAGCAGCCGGTCGATTTCCGCCGCGATGAGCGCGCCGGCCTTTTCCAGCTCTCGGATGCGCGCCTTGGTCGTGTTGCGCGGATTGCGTTTCTCCAGGCGCTTGTCCCATTCGCTATCCCAGGTTGCTGGCCATGGGTCGCAGAACCTCACACAGCACCTGGTAGACATTTCTCGCTCCCAGAGCACTGTGGGAGTCGCGTACAGCGCCCCGACGAGCGCCAACTCCCCATCGGTGTGCTCGTCGTCGTGCTCGGGCGTCCAGCCTTCCTCGGCAATCTGCCGGGAACGCTCGTCGACGATTCGCTGAATGCCTGTTCGGGTGTCGGTCATGGTTGCTGGCCTCCTGTCTGTTCTGCTACCCGTTCGCGCTCTGCGCGCTTGTCCCACAACTCCTGGTACCTCGCCGCCTGCTCCGATTGCCATGCCCTCAACTGGTCGCGCACCCAGCCCTTGAAGGCGCCAGTCAGGCCATGGAAGTCCCCGTGGTGCCTGCAACAGAGTGGCATCGTCTGATCGTTGGACGTTTTCCTGGAAAGCGCCCGATCATAGGTGCTGTGATGTGCGCATACCCGACCAAAGCACGGGAAGGCCCGCCGGTTACCGGGTGCGCAGCATGGTTGTGCTCGAATCCAGTCGAGCCTGCACATCATCACTTCGCCCCGCCGCTTCTGGCCAGTGCCACTTCCAGTCGCTCCGTGGCCTCTTCTATCTGCCGGCGTAGCGCCGCCCGAATCGCCAGCTTGACACCGTAGCCATTCCGCCTGGCCTCGCGCGGTTGTCGTCGCGGTCCCCGATGCCGTCGTAGTTGCGATGCGTGCGGAAGTAGCCATGGCCATGACCGCATTGTCGCTACAGCTCACGTTCTGCCAAGCGCTGTCCGGGCAGCGGACGCCTCCCATGTCGTGGGTCACTACCCACACTGAGAAGTGGGTCGGCGGGCGAATCGGCTTTGATGTCATGGCTTCTTCCTCGCTTTCACTGGTCGGCAAACCGCCGTCACGCGGACGAGGGTTTCGTCGGGGTCGAGTAGTGCCTCTGCGGATTCACGACTGTCGCACGTGATGAGCAGCCGTTGGCGCGTGTGGATCCCCCACGCTTTGACGGTGAAGGTAGATCCGCTCCTCGGTGTCCGTCTTGTGTGTTTCATGGTCGCATCCTTTCCGCTGTGTCTGCCAAGGCGCTGGCCTGGCGTTCGATTCGCTGAGCCACCCACCACGCCAAGTCGCCCTCGTCATAAAATATCGGGATTCCCTCGTCGGCCGCCAGTGCGACTTCCGCCAAGCTCCCTTCGCTTTCCGCCCAAAACGGGACCGTGATGCCGGCGTCGCACCGTCGCAGCAGTTCGGCCGTTCCCGCCAGCCAGAAGTCATCGGTCAGCAGGCCGTTGAAGTTCGCCGTGTTGAGATGCGGGCACAACGGCATCGCTCCCATTTCGGCCACGCGTAGTGCTACCTCCTCGGCGCGGCGGATGTTCTGGACAACGCCCCAGTTGGTCGACGCACGGAATGGGCCGATGATGTAGACGACGGGCAAGCGGGCCATCAGAACGGCTCCCTTTCGCCTAGTATTGCCCCGGGCGCGAACCACGCACTCGGCGCGCTCCAGGTCATCAGCCGGCCGCCAAGCGACAGCCACGGCCACCGCGATTGCATCTCTAGTCCGACGAGCCAGATCCACCACCTCCAGCGTGGTTTCATCGCTTCCTCGCCTTCTGCTTGGCCTTTATTGCCGCGAGCCACGTCTTTCGGGCGCTATATTCGGTGACGCCAACGTCGTGAGCGCCCATCGCACACCTGCAGAAGACCTCAGGCCTAATGCACAGCGGGCAAAGGCGAGAACACACGGGGCCGTTGCATAGCGGGCACGTCTTGGGCAGACACGGAAGGGGTTTGCGGTCCGTTGGCATGGCTACGCCTTCCTCGCCGCGCCCAATCCCTGGCAGAGTAGCGCGTACGTGTCCCGCCGAGTCGCCGCCTCAGTCTTCGCCAGCTCGAGCGCGATCACCAGCTCCCCGATGCGCGTGTGCTGTGATGTCACTAGTCGCTGGAGCGAAGCAATTGTGTCCTTGTCGGCTTGGCGCAGTCGGCGCAGTTTGATGTTTTGTTCTCGTCGTTTATCCTCGGTCATGGTCTCCTCCGCTTTCCCGATCTGACTGTGCCGTCGCCGTAGCCGTAGCCGTCGCCG